CCATCCATCTTGATAGCAGACTTAGGATTGTAGTCATGTTTAACACACCAGAGAGCTTTCCTCTCTGACTGTTTAGGAATATCAAAAACTTCCATAATATCTGATCTGACTAGCATGTCACAGTCCATAAAAAGAGCAGTACCTCTATGCATATTTAAAAACGGTACAAGAAATCTAGTGAAACTAAATTCTGTAGAGAATGGTTTTCTGTCTGTATCATCTAACTTAGTACCGTCACCCGATACATAGTAGCTTCGTCTGTAAAAATTAATATCTCTAAGTCGCCCCTGTTTCAAGGGAATAATATTTACAGGTGCGCTTGTATGATCCAAGATTGACTCTCTTAAAACTCTATAAGCTTGGTCCTCTCTAGAGTCATAACCAATATAAATATTAGGTATGGTGTTATCTGTCGTCATTATAATTTAATCTCAAATACAGTGCCTATCGGCTCAATGTTTTCAACGTCATCGTTTTCTTCTAACACTCTAGTCCATCCTGTTCTGTTTGAAAAGTATTCTATGCAGTCACATTGATTTTGATTGCCATAGTTTCTAAGAGTAGTCCATAAAGATTCTTTCCAGTTATTCATAGTATTATTATCTGCTGACATATAGCCCCAGAAGAGACTACGTTTATCGGGATACTCTGTGATGCTTGTGCAGAATGCAGCCTCAATAACGCCATCATCATTGTATACACCATCTTCTCCTCTGTAGACCCACACATCTAATAGCTTATTAGAAATCTTTGTGTGTAGTAGCTCAAGGCTATCTCTTCCTGATGCTTGAGTTTTAATAACCTTTATAAAAAGTTTACTCAAGTCAGGCCAAAAAATATTAAATACTTCATTGTCCAACTTTAAGAATTTACTCATTACTTTCCTTGTCCTTTGTAAGGTTTCCAAGCTTTACGTTTTGATTTGTTAGTTGGTCTTGAAAGAACCGACATACCAATACTTGTTTTCTTTTTTACCGGATAGGTTTCTAAGATTTTTTTATTTACTTCTTTTGACATAGGTTATAGGGGAGACATTTCTGCCTCCCCCTCCTGTTAATTAATTTCAAATGTTTTTGTTTCTTTCTCGTCTACAACTTTTTTGTAGATAGCTATTGTAAGAATACCATCTGTATATGTTACCTCTTTGATTTCCATAAAGGGAGACAACTTAAACTCTTTCTTAAAAGCTCTAGAAGCAAGACCATCATATGTACATTTCCAATCTGTATCGCCATTAGCACCAATGAGTTTGTTGTACATTTGTTCTGATCCGTTAGAACTAATCTCAAGAATATCTGATTCTGTTAGCTCTACGTTTAACTCCTCTTTAGAGTACCCGGCCACTGCAAATTCTAGGTAGTACTTTTCATTTTTATAATTAGTTATTCTGTGGGGAGGAAAGTTTCCCTTCTCAGCATTTCCCTGCATTGTTTTTAACTCGTCAAATAAAACATTTAAACCTACAACATGGTTGTTCATAAACTCTGTAAACATTTTTATCTCCTTTAAGCAAGATGTTGCGGGAACCCATTATGGCGTTCCCTTCTTAGTGTATATCATAGTTTATTATTATTGTCAAGTATTTATTTGGCACTCTCGGCAGGACTCGAACCTGCAACCTACAGATTAGAAGTCTGTTGCTCTATCCATTGAGCTACGAGAGTATAGCTTCGTCGTATATCTTTTTGTAGTTTTGAGCAAGCATAAGAAGCTCTTCTGGAGTTACATTATTTTTACATCGGTTAGCCCTCCAACTTACCCATTGTACGTTTCCTTTTATGTATCCTTTACTATTATCAATTCTGTCTAACGATGGAGTGCTATCATGTCTTGGAGGGCTATGCCAATTTAATGCTATGTTTAGCAATGGACACATACCGTCAGTCGGATAGATACTTTCTAAGTATTCTTTCGTTAAATTAAACTCAACATTAATTTTTTTACTCCTTTCTTTTACTCTACGGAGTTTACCAACAATTGTAACGTCCCGTTTTCTGCTGTAACCGAGTGCTTGTTGTCTTAGACGTTCTTTATTCTCAGGTTTTGAGCGATACGATCTCATGTATTCTCTTTTATATTTTTTTCTATTTTCTGTTTTCTTATACCCCACAGACTCCTCCTGTACCTGCTATCTCACATATATCATGTGTTTGAATGTTCTCTTCAAACTCTTCACCAAGCTTATCGACAGCTTCTTTGTAGGGAACAACTGTAAGAGGTTGTCCTCCTCGACTACCGTCAGGGTAGCAGGTAAATCCTCTAAGTCTATGTGCATACTTAGCAAGGGTATTAGCAAAGGGAACAACAAGGTCTTCATTGTTTTCTTTTGATCCCCAAGCAGGAAGATTAATCGTACTGGAGATTGACATATCCACATACTCTTGAATGTTTGCCTGAAAAGAAAGTCTACGTTCGTAGTCTGTAGCTAAGTCTATAGCTGACTCAATCTTATCTGGATCAGTACCATACAACTCAATCATCTCCTGTGCTGCACTATCAACAACGTACTGGTAATGCCACCGACGATTCTTTAGATACCTTCTCTTGTAGGCTACAGCAAAGATAGGCTCAACACCTGTTGACGTACCAGCAATAATACCAATGGTTCCTGTTGGGGCTACCGCCCTTATAGCAACAGGGCTAGAGATATTTAGTTTATTAGAAAAGTCTCTAGAAACTTTATCTGATTCTGACTTATAAATTTTTAACCAACGGTGCATTTCTTCTGTGGTTTCATAGCGGCTTCCTCGTTGGATAAGCCACTCATGTAGTCCCATCAAACCTAGACCAAGGCGACGATTCTTTTCTCTTGTTTTATAAACTTTATCATAGGGTAGTTGCGCTCGTAGTGTGCCACAGATTAAGAATTTGGTAGCCAGTTCGACCACCGAACGAAGTTGCTGAACGCCATCAATCCTAGCAAAATTAAGACTACCCAGATTACATACATCGGAATCATCACCTCCGTCCTGTGCATTTCTGTTGTTTGCTGTAACTTCTGTACAGGCGTTTCTAAGTGTCTCATGTTCTTTGTCAAAGAAGTTGAAGCTAAAGCCGGGTTCTGCGGTTGATAAAGCTTGTCGTACATTAGTAATAAAGACATCTCCAAGTTCTCCTGTATTCCAGTAGTTTAATAGCCACTCTGTATCATAATTAACAGAGACATTAGTCATATCAAGTGGAGCAGGAAAATTAAAATCATCCTGTTTAACGTCGAACAACGTCTGACCTGTTGTACCTATAGGCATCTCTTTCCAGTTCTTTGATCCAAGAAACTTATAGATATCTTCATGCTTCCAATTAAGACTTGCATAGATAGCAGACCTACGGCTACCACCCTGCATGACCCTTCGGCCAATTTCATTGATCATTTGCATCTTAGGTAGAGGACCACTGGAGATACCACCAGTACCTCCTAGAGTTTTACCCTCTGCTCTGTACACAGAGTAGTCAGCACCAATACCTCCACCTGTCATCAGACAGGACTCAGCCTTCCATGAGAGGTTAGCCCAATCTTCTCTTGTGTCTTCTTCACAATCTAATAGATAACAATTATTAAAAAACTTTTTATCTCTACCTGCATAGTAAAGATAGCGTCCTCCGGGCAGAAAACGTAGGTCCGCAATGTGACTTACAAGTTCGTCCTTCTCAGACTTACTCATATGCTTTTGACATACATCTTCTACAAGCGTAGCCGCCAACTCATGCATAGTCTCTGCACCTTCATGAGAGTACTTTGTATAGAAAATGTCTTCTGAAAACTTTGATCTAAACTGTGGATTTTTATTAGACTTAAACATTTAATTCCCCTACTGTTTTTCGTTATAGGCCAACTGTAAAATAAGCTCTGCGTAATGGATCACTTTCTTGATATCCTCTGGACCAGAACCTTTCTTTCTATGACGAGTAATATACTTTACAATGTTACCCTCAAAGAAATCTAATTCATTAGCATGTATATAGTCAACGGGTTGTATCTTACAATCTTTATAATGATTACCACCTACCTGTGTAGATTTAGCACTCGTATCAAAATCCAATTCTTTATGCCTCCTTACAATGTACGATGTAAAATCTTCTCTAGATTCAGTCATGAAAATGTTTCAACATTTGTTGCCTCAATACTTCTTTGTTATCTGATAATGTAATACGTCTAGCAAAGTCTCTTACCTTGCTAGAATTAATACCTGCTAGGTCACATACCATATCGAAGTTATCCACAACAGATACTACAGTAGAAAAGAACCAAGCCATAGCCTCTTCTTTAGCTCCCTTGTGGTGTTTCGTAACATACTCTTCTTCACTACATATGTCAACTAAAGCTTGCAAAATTACTCCATTAAAAAGTTCTACATTAGGATCAGTAGACTTTTCAATGGGATCATATACATGAAGCTTTTGATTATTTTCTATATAAGTTAATAAAATATTCCGCATCTATAACCACCAATGGTTTTTTGTTATTCTTTTTTATAAATAGTATAGGTTCATACTTACCTGAATTTGTTTCCGCTTGACTGTAAGAGTTCCATATATTTATCTTCTCTTGATTCTTACACTCAATGGAGAAGGGGAACCTCTGACGAGCCGCCTGTGCCATTATTAAATCCTCTCCAGAGGCTCCCATACTCCTACTCTCTACGTCTTCTTCATTTATAGAGAGTATCTCAATCAGCTTGTCTCTGACCCACTGTTGAAATCTCCTACCCTTTGCTTTTGCACTCTGGGTTTTCACTTAACTTCTTCCACATTAGGAACTGATCTAACTTCTGTGAGGTATACAGGACCAGACGCATACTTAAACTCCCGAAGCCCTTCCCCATTATTAGCATCAGCCCAACACAGGCGCTTATAATCACAGTACCTACAACCAACGGCAAGGTGGCGATTACCAGACTTACCGAAGGGAACGTCTTCGTAACATTTAGACGGCGGCTCTGGTTGCTCCAAGGATTTTTTAATGTCTTTAATCTTTGTTTCAACATCATCGAACTCCATCTGATGTAAAGGTAATAATGTTAGCTCGCCACTTGACTTATCAATAGCTAAGAAAGCTGCCTCCTTTTCATTGTTTGCTTTAGCATAAGCAGATAGCTGACTGACGTAACCAAAGGGATCATCTTCTGAAAGTGTTCCTTCTTTAAATTTCTTAAAGGCATAGGCTGATGCACTCTTTACATCTACTGTGACTCCATCAATCTTACAATCCTTATGCCCTACAACACCTCCTATCTTAACCTTTTTCTGTTGCTCTGATACATGATGACCAGAAGCATAGGAAAGAAATAGAACTAACTCTTCAAGCATATGACCATAAATAAATTTAATGTAATCACTTGGGTTTAGTGTAGACTCTCCAGACACTTCATTAAGCTGATACCACAACTGTCTCTTTGGTCTACCTATGTTTGATAGACGTAATGTATTAGGTCTCTTTTCTTTTCTCTCTTCTATAGCTGTAACTAAAGCAGTAGCTATATTTCTTCCGGCTTTCTTTGCCGCTTTATCTAGATCATCTTTTGATCTACGAGCATCACTATCCTCCGTAAATAATGAATAGATATCTTCTATAAGAGTGTGTATGTTTTCCATGATGGGTAGGGCAGGACTCCGAAAAGCCCTGCCCATTACCATTAGTTAGAGGGGAACGGGATATCTTCTTCCGAAGATGTAAACCCGCCAGCGACAGGAGCAAAATCCGAACCTCCTGCCTGTTGGTACTCTACCAAGTCTACTACTTGAAGAGCTACTAGGTCAGCACCGACTCCTGTTTTATTACCGAACTTCCAATCATAAGAACGATACTTAACATTAACGAGGGAGCCGTTTCCAATAAGGGTATTATGCATGGGGGAATTATTGGAATCAACGACCTTTGGTGCAGTATTAACTCCACCGTCACTACGCCGGACCTTACGTTTGATCTGGACGTAATCTCCTTTCTCATCACCTTTGTTTCGGATGAGTACACCGTCTGCTTCTAGGGTTGCTTTAGCATCGTCGTCTAGGTTGCAAACATTAACTTCCCAAACACCATCACTATCGAATGTGGTGTTAGGTGCAGCGACAGACGCCCAATAAGCAGTACCAGAAATAATATTATATTTACGATCAACCATGTTAAACTCCTTTAGCTTCCTGCTGTTTCATGTAAACGATAACGAGTATAGCTACCACCTTCAGGTAGCTGGGCTTTGATAGTTTCAATTAAGAAACCTTTCTGCCTTAGTTTAGAAATGGTTGCTGTTAAATTCTCACACCAACCTCGTTCAATAGCAGTCTTACGAGTTACTCTCATGCCCTTACGAAGGGCAGCTAATACTTTAGATTCACACTTGGACATAAATATATTTTCCTTTCATGTCTGTTTCAGTATAATAGTTTTACCATAACTAATTTAGAATGTCAAGAACTTAATGCGTCTCTGCCCAATTTTTTCCTACTTTAAATTCAGAATCTAATGGACACTTGAGATTGTGTATCTCTTCAGTCTCTTTAATTGCAGCGTTCGTAATCGCACCAAACTTTTCTGTGTCGGCATTAGCGACCTCGAATTGGTATTCGTCATGAACACTGGCTACAAGTTTTGCATCTACTCCTGACTCTTTTATTTTATCTGTCATTTGAACAAGCCATTGTTTACATATCACCGCACCTGATCCCTGTATCAAAGTATTAAGAGAGGCATGCGGTGATCTGATATGTAATAGCCTTCCGTCTAGTCCTCGGATAATGCCAGACTCTGAAGCTTCTGTCAATTTATTTTTTAATAAACCAAACTTAGGCATGTTACCCATGAACTTACTTATTAATCTTTCTCCTGTCTTTGCATCTCCTCCTACAATAGAACCAATCTTAGCGGCACCTGCTCCATACATCAATGCGTAAATAAATGTCTTTGCTTGATCTCTCGTTTCAAGTCCAGCCATCTTTTGATTAGCTGTATGTACATCACCTGTTAAAATCTCATCGGTAAACCTTTGATCATCCATGAAGTGAGCAAGTCCTCTTAACTCTAACCCAGAAGCATCAGTCCCTACAAGACTATGTGTCTCTGAGTTTTCTACAGTCCAACAGGAACGACACTCCTTTCCAAAGGGAGAGTACACTGCAGGTACTTGAGCCATGTTAGGTGAGGTGTGTGCCATTCGACCTGTAACAGTCCGTAGCGTTAGTACCCTACCATGTACCCTTCCATCAGTCTTAACAGCTTCTACCCATGAAGCTATTTGAGTATGACGTTTCTGTAGTAGTAGATATTCAGATATTAATTTAGCTTCATCCATATCAATTGTACTTAATACATCTTCATCTACAATCACATTACCCTTATCAGTTTTCTTTGTAGGTTCCCAGCCTAACCCCATCAGTCTCTCACCGATCTGCTTTCGGGATGCTGGATTAAACGGTTCAATAATATCTTTTAAAGGTTTACCGCTTCTCTTGTGTACTCGACCAGTGGTTACAATGGGGGGAAATACCTCTTGTAACTGATTATAAATATTTTGTGACCTATCTTGTAAAGATGCCATAAAAGTAGTTGAATATGGAATGTCCAGATAAAAACCAAAGTCTTCTTGATCATTAATGATCTTTCTTATCCGGTGTTCTAAATCAATACTTCTTTTAGAAAACTTAGAACCTTCTTCCTTCAGATAGTTATACAATTTATATGTTATATTAACATCTTGTTTGCAATACTCTAACATTTCTTCAGTGTAATAATCAAAGTTCTCTAGACTTCCTTTTGGAAACTCAAATCGTTCACCCCATGACTCTAGTGAGTGTCCACCATCTCTCATGGGGTTGAACAGTTGTGATAGTATCAATGTATCTAAGATACTACTATCTTTAATATTTGTACCACAAAGTTTATTAAGCATAGGTGCATCAAAAGACAAACCATTGTGCATAATAAACTGTGATACATTCTTTGCAAAGCTAGGAAACTTTGCTCGACATTCATCGCCCTTGAAAACGTAGGGCTTCTTACCGTCGATATCATAAGCCACTATACAGTGTACAGTAGTTGCTTCGTCTAAAAACCCGTTCGTTTCTATGTCAAGGATACATTTCATAATGTAATAAATTCAGCCTTTTCAGTTGGAATAATAAAGAAGTATTCTCCTTTAGATACAAACCTATTGGGAACCTCCTTTAGTTCACAGTCATCCAGTATATTACTATCAATTTTCCAAGCAGATGTAAAGCTTTTATTAAAGATAAGGAAGCATAAATCTTTTTCATTGTTCTTTGCATATTCAATAAGTCTTTTCTTACGTTCACTTAGTTGAATATCTTTCCAATGATCAGGCCACTTACCATCCCATACTAGCTTCACCTCTACTTCTGTAAGGTACTGCTCACCATCCTTAGAGCTACGGATGTCTACTTTAAAGTCTTCTTTTGTAGATGTAATCTTATGCCCTATAGATTTTAAATATTTTTTACCTGCAGCAACACTCTTTTTATTGACCATGTTATACAGGTTACGATCAAACTTTTTTTTAACTCTAGATGCTGTCAAAATCTGTCTCCTCATCGTCATCGTTTACTTCAAAGGGATTAGAAATCTCTGACATCCTACCAGTTTCTTTATCATAATACAAGTAGGTTGCGATGCCTGTCTCTCCTGTGTATCTGTTCTTCAGGATACGAACAACGGTGGTGTTCGCCAGTGTCTCGTCCTCTTCTTGTTGGTTTCTTTCCAAGGCTATGACTCCATCTGAGAGATGGGCTATGCTTTGACTACCCCTGAGATGTGCTAGGGATACCTCTCGTCCATCCTCATGACCCTTGTCACCTGATGCCCGTCGTAAGTGGGACACAAGCAGCAAGCCCACTCCCGTCTCCTCTACAAGGGATCGTAGCTTTGTCATTAATATATCAATAGATCGACGTTCATCTCCATCTTCCTGACCGGACACAAGGATTGATAGGTGATCAAGAATAATCCATTTACAATCAAGAGCTTTTGCCATAAAGCGTACTCGGTTTAGTATTTCATCGTTGGAGATAGAACCGAAGTGATCGAAGGCAAAGAACCTACCTGTACCTACGGTATCAGTCTGCCACTTCTGTAGCTGGTCAATAGAAAAGGTATCCCGTACCTCTTTAATATACAGACGTTGATTAGCCTCAACAGACATGATGTTCAATGCAGTGTTGCGAATGCTTTCTTCTAAAGCAAGTACACCTATGTTGTCCGTTGAACTCTTCATAATGTGGTGCATCAGTTCCCGTATGATGCTGCTCTTACCCATACCAGAACCTGATGTAAAGGTTAGTAACTCTCCAGTACGCATACCGTATATCTTTTTATTTAGTCCTGTCCAAGGATAGGGAACTGTCTCACAGAAATCCTCGTCGTATAGAGAGTCTCCAAGAGAATCAAGATTTAAGATACCTGCTGGTGTGTAAGGTTCTGCTGACCACCATGTACGGACAAAGGTTTCTTGATGACCAGTACGAAGATAGTCAGAGGCATCTTTGAACTGTGTAAGTTTTACGATCTTACATTTATGTGGCTCGAATAAACCAGCAACTTTCTCAGATGCTTTCTGACCTTGTGGATCATTATCAAAACAAATAATAATATTCTCAAAAGAATTAAGATAGTCGAAACTTTTCTTGCAGTCTGCGAGGGCAGAGCTAGAAGACTTGACAGATACACAAGGCCACTTACTGCCAAACATTTGGTAAGCTGCCATAGCATCAAGCTCACCTTCTGTGATAGTAATATATTTACCTTTAGCAGAGAAATGTTTACGTCCAAACAAAACAGCACCAGACATATTACCTTCAGAAAGAAAAGATTTGTTCTGAACTGTTCTAATTTTATTGGCTATCTTATTACCAGACTCGTCATGATAAGGATAAATATGTTTGAAGATAGTGCCGTTGTTGTTCAGTGTGGTCACACCGTAGGACTTGCAAGTATCTGTAGATATTTTACGATCATGCAGCGCAGTTACCTGCCCGCTTGATAAATTAGTTGTATAGACATTCTTGATAGGCGACTCTGCCGCTTCCATGTTATCCTCACTTCCATATGTTTCGCAAGAAAAGCACCATGTAGTACCATCGTCGTACACTGCATTAGCATCTGACGATCCGCACTTATCACATGATGTGTGTCGTAGAAATTTGCTGCTGTCTTGTTCCATAATCTCTCCTCTATTTAATCCCTATACAGTTCGTAGAACTTACTGTATAGGAATTAAATAGTATACCTCATTGGGATCATACCCTAAGTGCCTAACCATTTCAACTCTATCCTCAATAAACTCTTCAGCTTTTTCTTTTGTTTCAAATGTTAAAGATTTTTCGCTTCCATTCTCGTCGTTAATTTGTACCAACCATCTATCATTCATTAGTCAAAGCCTCCCATGAAGTAGGAAATAATTCTTTAATAATAGTGTCCCAGTATTTTGCGACGAATTGTATTTCTTTTTGTGCATGTGAATCGCTTCTTAAATTGTAAGCTCTTGCCCATGCATACAAAGAACCAGTTACATAATAACTTGTATACATAGATTGTGGTAGTACCATCCTAGCCTGTTCTGGACACACACCTAAGTCCATCAACCATTCGTACTCCTTTTGGCAGTACTCAATTACATTTTTATATGCTGCTTTAGCTTCTAATTCTGGCGCTCCTTCAATTGTTTTCTCACTACTGCCTTGCTTGACATTGTCTGCTTTACCTCTCCATGTATCTGGAGTGTAAAACTCTGGAGTGTCATCAACATACCGCCTACTAACTTCATTATAACTAAATCCTATTGTATGTTTGAACCTTTGTCTTGCAACAAAGATAGGCACAGTTTCTCTCATTGTAATAGTACAGTGGGTGAACGGTGTAAAATGATTATGGTTTGCAAGGTAGTTTATTAACTTTGTATCTTTTTCTGTAAGTAGATGGTCTATAGGTCCAGCGGGAGTTATGTTTTCCCATTCACTTTCTTTATCAAAAGAAACTCTAGCTGCATTAACTACAG